TTATCTGCATCGCTTTCGTTCTTCTTAGCTGGTGAACCCTTCACGCCCTGCTGCCCGAACCGTATGAGCTTCACGTCGTCGCCATCTTTGGCGAGAACGACGTGGCTCTTGGTCGAGTGCCCGGGAGTCTTCTTCGGCTTGTTATAGCCTTCGAGACCGTATTTCGTGAGTCTTGGATCTTTAGCCATAATTATGAATCCTTATATGCCGATTTTAGCACATAATCAGTCTGGAATAATCTCAGATCTCGTGATCTGGCTCGTAATCCTTACCGGGGATTTCGTATTCGTGCCGGATAGCTATCCCGCCGCTGCGACGGTAGACGATCTGATTCATTATGCTCGGCGAACAATAACCTTTGGATGCATGCCAAGAATCGGCAGGAGCGAGCGTCCCGAAGCGTTCCAGCACGACCGAGTTATCGTACTGCTCCGCGAGCTTGCTGTGGAAGTGACCGAGTATCCAGTATCGGTGACTCGTCTTCGACCAGACGCTCAATCTCGGCAGCATATCAGCCAGCCGCCGCCCGGGAGCTTTATCGCCGTGCGTGATAGCGATGAGATTTTTCCCGAACGTGGTATATGTGAAGAATCCGTTCGGCTCCAGAATGGTCACTCTCGGCTCTTTCGCGTATCGGTAGGCGAGAATCATGGCGATCGCTATCGTCGTCTCTGAGTCGTGATTACCGCGAGCCATGACCACCGAGACATTCCCATGCTTCTCCAGCATCCGGGTAATCCCGTGAATCATCGTATCAGCAGCCTTTCGCATGATTAACTCGATGCGCGAGTCGCTGTCCATCGGCGTACCGTTGGCGGTCTGCGGATACGGAATAGCCCGGTCAATATGTGTGAAGTCGCCGACGTTTATTAGCATTGCGTGCGATGCTGCCGGGGCCGCTTCGACCAGAGAGTCTATCGATTCGATTATCTCGGCAGATGCTATCTTGGAGTCGAAGTCTCGGCCCCGGGTCTCTCGACCATCAGCCCTCATCCCGATGTGAGCATCGCCGATTATGATTGTAGGTAATAAGTCGTTCGATTTACCCTTAGCGGACGGCTTAGGCGTCTTTTTGGCTTGTTTTACCTGCGAGTTCAACTGGTCGACGAACGCTTTGAGCGCTTGCTCTTTCTCCGCAGTCTCCAGCTTGCGGCGAGTCTTTAGCCATACCTTCTCGTTATCACTATTTGTCGTGTATATAGACCTGCCCACGACGTACTCGCCTTCCGGGACGTGCGCCGTTGCATCCCACGCATCACTAAATCCGGCCGCGGATGCGTAGGCTTTCACGCCGGAAATGATATTGCGCACGGTCGATGGTGTAATGGCGAGCTTTATCGCGGCTCGTGATGCGTTCCTATCGCTTCTTTCCCATTCTTTCACGACTTCGCGCTGGCGCTCTGTCTTTGCGTAATCTTCGAGCTTTGCCACTTACTTCTCCCGGGCGACGTTTCGCGCCTTCTCGTAACTTCTCATACCACCGAGTCCGAGCATTCCGAGCAGAACTGGCATCATTGTATCCATCTCGATGAGATCGAGTCGTATGTCCTGCCCGGCGAACTCCATGCCGAGATTGATAAACGGGATCAGAATAAAGTTCAGCAGCATCGCCAGAGCGCACACCCAGCCGACCGCAGGACGCCAGCCAGCGACGAATAGAGACTGGTGAGCAGCTTCGACCGAGTTCAGTTGTATCTGCGCAATGGCTTGCTCGTTGGCTTGCTTGTCGGCGATTGTGGCTATCTCGTGCGCGAGAGCTGCTTTCTGGTCTTTGTCTTCGATGAACTTATCCAGAATCCCGGTAACTGGCGCGATCAATGATTGTGCGAGTTGAAGAATCATGTGCTGCCCCTATATTGCGACGCCGAGCATCGCCACTATGCAAAATAATAATTCACCACAATCATAAGCATAAAGGCGTGAATCATTCATATTACTCTGGAGCGGCTTCGCTTGGCTCGACCCAATCGGGACTAACTTCCCACGCATCATTTATGTACTTGTACTTACAGCCGCACCAATCTAATGGCTCACTTACATTTTCAATTAATGTAGCGTTGTTAGAATTTAAATCGAGTATTATAAAATCAAGACTACTTATATCTCCGACTTTAATGCAATTAGCCTCTACTGAAACTGCTTTGTCGTCAGCAAACAAGTATTTTGATACTTTATTAAAATTTTCAATAATCGTTTTCATTTTAACCCTTTACAATTATCTTAGTTGATGACACTGCTGTTCCCGCAATTACCGATGGGGTTTGAGGAACAGTTGATAAAGTGTTATCGCCTGCCACATAATAAGTTTGACCTGCCGTTAAACCAGTTTGAGCATCGTCTACAGAACCAGAAATTTGTATGTTCGCAGTATCTCCATCTGAATATGCTCCGTCAGATATTCCGATAAAATTTCCAGATGTTAATGTGCTAGCCAAAGAGTAAGTTCTTAGCAATGTGGTTGAGCCACCAGTAGTTAATCCGTCATTATAATCGTATGCAATAGGCACTGTTTGGCTGTCGGGGTCGTATGTTGCATAAAGCACGCTGCTTGAAGGCACGTCTGTTTGAAAAGTGATTGGTGAAGTTAATGGTGTTATTGTTGTTCCGCTTACTGTTCCAATAACTAGCTTTCCATCATAGCCGTCAAAAGCATCAGTATATATAAATGCGATTTTATTTTGGTCAGTGTCGAAAGCGCAAGCATTAAAATTTGTTCTAGTTGAAGCAACAACAACTTTTGTTCCTACAGAAACACTCGTTCCACTTATTGTAGCAACGCAGGCTGAAGGGTATTGAGGGCTTTGGTCCCAAAAATATATAACGCTTTTGTTAGCTACTGGGTCATAAACACAGCAAATTTTCTGTGCATTTGAACCGCCATTAAATTGAATTACTGAGCCAAAAGCAGGAGTAATAGCTGACGAATTTGATGGTGTCATTACTATGCATCTGCCCCAACTAATTGCATGATATGAGAAAGCGACTAAAATTTTATTTGAAGTAGTATCTACGCAAGCAGCTATATGTCTTGTGTCTCCGCTCTGAAAAACAACCGGATTACCATAATTGAAACTCAATCCACTTGTTACATAAATCTGTCTAACGGTTCCCGCTGCTCCGTTGCTTGTGTCTGTCATAAATGCACAAAAACTATCTGACGTAGAGTCATAAACTACTGCTGGAGGGCCATAATTAATCTGAGTTGTTCCCAGAGCTTGCCCTGTTCCTACAGTTAATGTATTTCCATTTACTTCACACAATGTTGCTGTCGCGCCATTGGTAGCACTATTATTTTGAACAACGCAAATTACATTATCTGTTGTACTAAATGCCGCAGAAAAGTACCTGTCAAAACAATTTGTTCCTGTGGCTTGAACTTCAGCACCGAATGTAATCACGCCTGCCGCTATAGTGCCAACTACTGCATAAATAATGTTTGAACGAGCATAAAAAACAACTAATTTATTAGAGTTTGTATCATATACTGGAACATTTCCTTTGGTCGCGGCTCCTGAATAATATATTTCACTACTACCAATAGAAGGTGCAGATGGGTCGACTGTTTGTGAAACAGTGCTTACAGTTCCATCAGAATTTACAATTATTTTATCGCCATTAGCTAATGTGCCACTCGCCACTGCTTGTAGGGTTGGAGATGACTGTACCTCTCCCCAACTTTCAACTGTTCCATTCGTGGTGAGATATTTTCCATTATTACCAGTTTGACTCGGCAATGAGTAGCCCAATAAAGTCCAGTTTGCATCCGCGCTTGGGTCAGTTGTTCCGCTAGTAGTTGTTTCTGCTCGATACGTTTGGAAGTCAATACCAGAAACAGCCGCATCTCCTGCGTCATAACTTTGACCGCTTACCCAGAGACTTGCTCCGGCAGTTACTCCCGCCGCTGTTGCGCTAGCAGCAGATGCCGTTGCACTTGTAGCAGAATCCGAAGCGTAACTTTTGGCGCTATATTCGCCGTCTGCTACTACCACTCCTGCTGCTGTAGTTGCCCACGCTTTTGCCGAGCCTGTTGGAGCTGCTCCTGTTGCATTAGCAAATGCCGACCAATCAGTGCCAGAAACAGCGGCATCGTTTTTTGTCGCCCATTCTTGTGCCAGAGTTACGTTTGCATTCACTCCTGCAATGTCTGTGTTCATAGCGCCAATGCTAGTGTTCAGTTCTCCCTGCATTACTACAATCGCAGCAAGAAAAGCGTCAGCCCGGGTAACGAACGTCGCCGGAGCGTCGGTTCTGGCTGGCGCTACCGGGAGCGTGCTTATAGTTGGTATTGTCATTTAAACCAGTCCTTCGATCTCTAGCGAGAGTCGTGAAATTGTTGGGTTTGAAAGAATTATATCAAATTCTCGATAATAGCCGTATATCACCAGATCGTCGTTATTGTCTTCGGCGATCCAGACTGCCGGAGTAGTCCGTAGCGACGAGAGCGTCGTGTTTGCCTGTCCTATCTGAGAAGTATCGAGAATCACGTCGACATCCATCTTGTCGGCATACGGCCCGTCGGTAATTGTCACCCGGCCCTGTGCGTCCGTCGTCTTTGTTGAGTAGTCAATTATCGAGATACTTGCTCCGTGCTGAGATAAGCCCAGATCAGCGAATTGACCTATAACCAGAGCGCCGACCTTCGCGTCTGCCCCGGCGTTCACTGTGACTGAAATGCTTGCGTTCGCGTATGGCGGCAAGCTTGTCAAAGCGAGCTGATTCTTTCGCACTATAGGCTCGAAGAAATATGCGTACCAATCCTGAATGCCAGAATAACTCGTCAGATTGAATGTTTCATTGTAGACGACACCCTCAACTGAATCGGTCATTGTGATTACGACTGTAGTTCCTTCGACGTTAATCAAAGCAAGCGAGTTTACCACCGACGCCGATTGCAAAACCGTATTAATTTGCGTCGCCTGAACCGTCTGCTCCTGAACCACTGCGTTGAACATCTTCCAGCGGTTCGTGCTAGAGACTTCGAGCCAATTTGTTCCGTCGTCAGTTGTCGGATCGTTGCCGACGTTGCCGCCCAGCTTCGACTCGTAGATCTTGTGATACCCGGTCGTGACGATAACCCGGTCTCCGGCGGCATAAGTTGTACCTACCGCCCATGCCGCGTAATCGTTTTCCGGCACGTCAGACGATTGGAATACTGCGTCGTCGATCGTGACTGGTCGAATTATCTTCATTTTATGCCCTCACTGGCGGCAAGCCGTTCTTGTCCCAGCGGTCGTTTAGTCGATAGAGCTTTCCGGTATTTCTCGCCACTGCGATCATTACGTCTTCGATGCTCTGGCGTAGTCCGCTCATCTCGTCTGCTACTGAGTCGGACGCCCGGGCCTGTTCTGCGGTCTGTACGCGCTCTCCGGCGTGCAGCTCCGCGACGTAGCCGTCGTATGGAACCATATTTAAGCCGTCTCGGTGCTGTGGCAATGGCCCCATATCGCTGGTTGATATTGAGTCTGCTGTATTTGTGCCATTAACCGTTAATGTGGTGGCCTGTTCCGCGGCATTAATTACTGACGAGTCCTCAGCGGCTGATAATGTTGCGTTTGCGTTATTCATTAGAATGCGGCTTCGATGCTCTAGCAGCGATGTTCCTGCTATGTCGAGAATGTCTTTAGCCCCGCCAGATCCGAATATCTGCGAGATCTCGCTTGCTGAGAGATTGTTTCTTGCGCCGACTGCTCTCACCCATTCCTGAGCGAAAGTGTCGAGCTGCGCCGTCATAGGCTTGCCTTTTGTCTTTCCTTCTTCGATGAAAGTGCCGAGAACCGTGCCCGGGCCTGAGCCTTCAACTCCGAGACCGTTGAACGTATGCCCTGACAGATTAACCGAATAGCCCATGCTCTCGGATATAGCTGTCAGCATAGCGTCCAAGTCTCGCAGCGGCTTAATTGCAGCTTCGGCCTGAGCGTTCGTTGCGTTCTGCTTGAATCCTAATGGAGCGAACCCGGACTCAAATGGCGATGTCTGGAATATATTATCGTCACTCATACCTCCAGTTTTCGCCATAGTGATACCAGCGGTAGATGTCGGAGTGCCGCCAGAGTCGAGACCGAAGCCCAGCGCAATCGCCGCAAGCGCAGCGGTCACCGGGTTAAATAGCAGCGCCCCAAGATTAGCCCCGGCAAGCGCCGCAGCCGTCGGTGGCCCCACCGTGCCAGCAGCAATACCCGTTCCACCGCCGACCATCCCGCCGATAAACTGTCCGGCGCTTGCTAAAACGCCTCCGGCTCCCACTCCTGCGGCCCCAGCTCCGTCAGTTGTTGCGGCAGTTGTTGCAGCAGTTGTTGTGGCATGCGGTCTTC